CGAAGAGATTGCAACCGATGGAGTGATTTACATTGGTGATGCAGTCAAAGCCACCAGGATTGACGAAGGCTTGAAACTGGCTGGCTATTTGGTGCGTTTCACAGACGAATCACAACCAGACCTGGTAGGGGACTTTTTCCAAGCCGATACCGATTTTGATATTGACGAATATCCGACACTCAAGTCAACGTACTTCAATCACGGATTTGATGACCATTTCAAACGTCGCAAGTTAGGCAAGGCAAAGCTAACCAAAGACGAGTTTGGAATTTGGGCTGAGACCATATTGTCAGAGCGTGACGAATATGAGAAGTTTATCGGTAAGCTGGCAGAAGAAGGAAAGCTAGGGTGGTCATCCGGCACTGCCGGACATTTAGTGGAGCGTAAACATCTGGAGAATGGGACGAGCAAGATCACCAATTGGACGATCGTAGAAGCGTCACTGACCCACACTCCAGCAGAATTTAGAAACAGCGTGCAACCTATCAAGGCGTTGATTGCCACAAGTCCAGAGGTGTCAGGTGATGACACAGTGACGGAAGCAAAAGACGAACCAGAACAGGTCAAGGCTGTTGATGAAGAAATTATTGAAACAAGTTTAGACAACATAACGAAAGGAACTGCAACAATGGAAGAAAAAGACATCCAAAAACTTGTGCAGGACACCGCCAAAGCAGTAGCAGAGGAAATCTACAAGAGAGAACCTGCTCAACCAACTGAATCAGTCGTAGTCACTAAAGACGAAGCTGATCAGCCATTCGAGTCAGATGGTGAATTTCTGAAAGCCGTCAAAAACGCCGCATTATATCCATCACAACGGGACAAGCGTTTAGACAGCCTGAAAGCATCTGGCATGAATGAGACAACTCCTGCTGATGGTGGTTATCTTGTACCAAAACAAACCGCTGGTGGAATCGTCCAGCGCATGTATAACATCGGACAGATTTTGAGCCGAATCAGCAAAGACGCTATTTCATCCAACAACATGACCTACAACGTGGTAGATGAATCGAGTCGAGCATCAAGCCGACATGGTGGTATCTTGGGCTACTGGTTAGCCGAAGCTGCAACCAAAACAGCAAGTAAACCACAATTCAGACAGGTTGATTTGAAACTCAAAAAAGTTGCCGCTGTTGCTTACGCAACTGACGAACTCTTGAGCGACACCTCAGCACTCGAATCATGGATTAACCGTGAAGTACCTGACGAACTCCGTTTCATGGCTGAAGACGCCGTTATCAATGGTGACGGTGTTGGAAAACCTTTGGGTATTATGAACTCACCCTGTCTTGTCAACGTCACACGTGTTGACGGCAACAAAGTACAGGTTGCTGATGTGTTAGGTATGTGGGAACGACGCTATGCAGGCAAGAATGATTATGTCTGGTTAATCAACCAGAACGTATTCACTCAGATTCTGCAACTCAACAACACTTACCAAAACCTGTTCATGCCGCAAGGGTATGCCGGTATTCCTAATAACACTTTGTTGGGACGTCCGATTATCGAAACCGAGTACAACCAAACACTCGGTACAACTGGTGACATCATCTTAGCTTCATTGTCAGAATACCAGGCGATTGACAAAGCCATAGAAGCCGCAAGCTCTATCCACGTTCAATTCTTGACCGATGAGACAACCTTCCGCTTTGTTTACCGCATTGACGGTGCGCCGTTATGGTCATCTGCTTTGACCCCATTCAAGGGGACAACCCAATCACCATTTGTAGCACTAACAACCGCTTCATAAAGTAGGAGGATAACATGAACTTAATGGACTTTAATATCGTTCCTGGTATCGCTCCAGTCGATACCGCCGCAACCGCAATCAGCACGCAGTTTGTTGACTTGAAGACCGCACATGAGATTAACTTCCTTGTGTCCTTCGGTGTCCTGACTGCTTCTGCTGATGACACAATGACCATAACCGTCAACGCCGCAACCGTACAGGCTGGCACATCCGCCGCAGCGATTCCTTTCCGTTATCGCTTGAGTGGAGCAGCTGATGCAAACTCTTGGGGTGCTGAAACCGCTGCAACATCCGCAGGTTATGCTCCATTGTCGTCTGACGTAACTGGAAAAATGGTATGGATCACCGTTGACCCATCCAACGTAATTTCAGACGCTGAGTCCGATGCCCGTTGGGTGAATCTAACCTTGACTCCTTCCGCTGGCAACTCCGTTGCACTTGTTCAAGCTGCACAATTCGTCGTACCACGCTTCAAGCAAGTAACAATGGTTAGTGCTACCTAATCA